TGCTGAAATTAAATTATAGTTTGAATCTATAGGCAATTCGTTTGATGATGTGGTGACAGCACCGAACGATCTTTTTGTTCTTGCATGTTTCCCAAATTGAGTAGATACTTGTCCTGCTTTTAGTGGGGTGGGTATGACACCAAATACGGCAGGTTCTTGAGCCTCAACTCCATCAAGAAAGAAACCGAGAACAAAATCGCCAAGTTCAAGTCTTGAATAAAGTGTAGAGGTGTTTGGTGATATGACTACGGTTGCCCATGGCAAATCATCCGTTGGAACTAAATTATTAGTATCTCCAACAGTTGTAGATTGCGCAACATATTTTGGATGATATCCAAATATGCGCACCTTTACTCTACAAAGTAGTAGGGGATCGTTGTTATCTTCAACAACACCAATCCACCAAACAAAACCATCTCTACCTAAAAACATAAATTATCCCATGTTCTTGAAATACTGAATTCTTCTTTCTTGGCTTGCTATCCACTCATCGGAAGGTTTTCCTTCACCTTTGTAGTACGCCAGTGGTCGTCCAGTTTTCTTTGATACTAGTGCCCATTTTCCATCAACTTGTTTTAATACTTCATCAATCGATTCGACACCAAAAACATCTTCTTCCCACTCTTCAATAGATATTGGAGTGCTTAATATGTATTGCTTGAAATTTTTCATAAATCGTCCAGTTCTTTTGTGTCTAATGCGTCTGGCGGCACGTTATCTTTGATCCAACTGTATAGTTGCTTGCGAACGTCTGCATCGGTAATCATAGGTTTACCTGGTTTTTTCATGGTTAGATACATGAAGTTGCCTACAACTTTATTTCCTTTGATATCTTTGTAATGCTCACCGGTTTTTGGATCAACAATAAACATTGTATTTTGTGGATTGTTTAAGACAACATAAACACCACCATCAACTTCTCTAGGAAATCCTGTTTTGATCAAACTGAATATTGTTTTTGCAGCACCTTTATGAGTCTTTAAAAGAATGTCTTGTGGCACAACTCTAGAACGTTTTGCATTATTTTGAATTGCAATTTCGTAATTTGTAAGAACCCAAGTCACATGAATATCTGTTGTTTCATATCCAGCCTTCAGCAATATTGGAATGTAGTTATTGATATCATCCATATCAGCAAAGGTTGAATCAATAAGAACATTAGGCAGTGTTCCTTTTTCTGCACCATTTAGTAATAAATCTAGTGTTTTATTTTTTGCTTCAGTGGCCCTAACTAAAACGTGAAGTGCATACACATGTTCTGGTGTTTTCAGGTTCAAATCTTTTAATGAATAACCTTTGTCGATAACATTCTTTTGAATAAGATTCATATCAGACTTGCTAATGTTATCACCATATTTTTTCAACAAGTCTTCCATAGTAAACTTGCCAAGATCGTCTAATTTTTGAAATGCAACTTTTAATTCATCAACATCACGAATCTTAAAATTTTCACCTTGCATGAAATTGTTAATTGCAAATCCTTTTCCCGACCCGGCACCACCTGCGAGAAAAACTACCTGCCCATATTTCTTGCCTTGGTTATACATGATAAGTTTTTCTTGAAGCATTGAATATGCTTCAAGGTCTCTATAATTGATGTACTCTAAAAAGTTCATATATGCTTACCTTGTTGAAAGTGCTATGATTTGATCTATATCAAATTTGAATGTTCCTCTAGAAACTTCCAATCTCTTCATGTAAGAGGTTCTTGTAATTATGTGTTTTGTGGCAGTTACCATATACCTGCCAGAATATACAGAATCTGTTGCAACTAAAGACGATCCTTGATTTACCAATTTGTTAGCAATACTTGGAATATCTACATCGACTACATTTCCAACACCAATTTTATTATTGCCTCCAGAAATTTCTATGATTAAACGAATGGCGCTATTAGTGATAGCTCCATACAAATCTTGAGAAATCCACTCAGCCTTATCTCTTATTATATCAGAATTTGGAGATGTAATCAATCTTTCTCCAGGATAATCTCCAACATCATATTGATTAAATGTGTTGTACGCATCCAAATATGCATTTCTATAAACATCTCCAAGTTGATTTGGCCCTCGACTTTTATAGTTTATTATTTTTTCTCCATATTTTTGAGACAACAAATCAACCGTTGTTACTTTAGAATTGTAGTAGCCTTGAGTCATTGCAGTCATATGATTAAAATTCTGTTGAATTTGATATGATTTTATTTGCAATTCTTGAGTGGCACTATTAGTGATATACTCTAAAATAGGTTGAACAGTTAATTTAGGAACTGGCAAATTAGAAAAATAATCTTTAATATATTTGACATTCGCAAAATAGTGATTGTAAAATGATCCAGATATTACAGAAGTGTTAACTCTTTCGAAAAACACATAGTAGTTGCCGTCAATACATGCACGTTTTGCTAAAAATTGTATTGCCTCTATTGGATTATATCCCGGACATATAAAAGGTTTTTCTGTTGCAGTAGAAAAATCTGGAATATACAATCTGCTTTCTGTGTTTATGTCTTTATAAAGTTTTTTTATGATGTTTGATATTTTTCTTTCGGTACCAAAACTTTTAAAAACTCTTTTTTTGTGGGATTTAATTGCCGCCTCTGTGGTGAATCTTAATTCATATGTTATTGAATTTTGATTATCAACACGCATCTTTGAAATTTCATATACAACTAAATCATTTCTTGCAACAATCGTTTCTACACCATCTGCTCTTCTTACTCTTAAAGAAATTTTTTCTCCTCCAGTGAGAATAAACTTTTCTTGACCACCTGCCATGTCTTGAATTAAAACACTCCCAGTAATGTTAGGACTAAACATGTCTTCATACATAATCAGTTCTTGCATTACCCCTTGCAAATCAATTTGCTGACCATTTTTAATGGTTATAAGAAACTCGGTTAACTGAAACGAGTCTGTTATGTGATCTTGTTGGGATAATATTGCATCCCCGCCGCCTAAAACTGGTGTTGACATAGTTAATTAGAAACCAATAATTCTTGAAGTCTAGATTCAAATTCAATTACATATTTAAAATCTAGCAAATTAATGTTAGCCTTTTCGTCATTCAAATCGCTTTCGTGTACAAATATTGTTTTTGTATATTTTTTATCATCATTTAGTTGTAACCAAAACTCTTCGCTGACAATACTTCCATTTCCTGTATACCATGCATGTGTAGTAGTCAAAGCATATGACAAACTTCCATACTTCTCTATAATATAGTTTTTAAATACGTCCGAATTTTTAGGCCAGTCATCGTATAAACTTTGAATATCATTAACTGCAATTAACACATAGGCATATTTTGGACTACCATAAATTTTATTTGCAACTATTTCTGGCAATTCGCCATTCTTAACAATGTATGGTCTTAATTCCAATGATCGATAAGAGTTTAAAAATTTTTTAACTTTACCGGAAACAGTAATATCCACGACTTTTAAAGAGTCGAAGTCATTTATTTTATATTCTATTCTTGGGTATAAATTAAACATGGTTATGAAATTGTTTGAGTTGCTGATCTTGCATCGTTTCTTGCATCGCCAACTGTTCTTGGAATAATTTCAGTTAATTGCAATGTTAAAGCCATCTCTGTTGGTCTACCGTCTTCAAAAAAAGTTAATTTTTGTCCGCCGTAATCTACGCTAACAGAATCGATAGCACAAGTTTTACTTCTATACAAAGTTTGAACTTCGCCGGTAACCCCATCAACTGTAGTTTTCTTAACAAAGTTAATATTAAATTGAACCAAATGTGGATAACCAAAAGTAAATGTAGTTCCTGGACCTATTGCAGAACCAAGAGGACCTGATCCAGATGGTGCTGTAGGTGAAGATGCTAATCTGAATGCATTTATAATGTTTGTACAGTTTTTAGCTTCTGTTCTGTTTCTTGGTCTCATTACTACAGGTATTTGATATTTTCTATATTGCGGACCTTTGTATAATAATTGAGATTGTGGATTTACCGCATTTCTTTGTAAAAATTCATATTGACTTAAACTGTTCATTCCAGCAGAACCTACGAATCCGAGAACATTGGACAATCCTTTTTCTAATGTATATTGAAATGCCTCTGCTGCGGATGCCACATAAGTTGTAGGATCAAATCCTTCTTTTGTCGCATCTTGTCCTCTTTTCAAATTAATCGCACTAGATAACTCATTTCTTCCGCTAAAAATTTGATCAGTTTTGCTGTAATCGGAAAAATTTGACAAGTTAAATGCGTTAGGTAATTTTAAAGTTATTTTTGGTGCTTGCTCAATTCTTGATCCGAATGCATCCATGAATACAAATCTTAAATATGGAACATTATATCCGTCTGTATTAAGTGGATATTGAATAGTCGTTCCTCCACCTACACCCAAAATAGTGTATCGGTTAATGTCTTGGTCTGATCTTCCCGAAGAAATACCTGTTTCTACTTCATCAGGAAAAACCGTTTCTCCGGAATCAGATGTTAACCAAAAAACTGTTCTTGTCATGTTTATCCTTAAATGAAATGTCTAAATACTTCACTGTATTTATAATTCGCTATGGCATACAAAGGCAGATATAAACCAAAAAATTCATCAAAGTATGACGGTGATCCGACAAACATCATCTATAGAAGTTTGTTAGAGCGCAGATTTATGGTCTACTGTGATACAAATTCATCTATTCTGAAGTGGTCTTCGGAAGAGATTGTTGTGCCTTATGTATCGCCTGTTGATAACCGTTGGCACCGTTATTTTGTTGATTTTTGGATACAATATAAAGACTCAAATGGCAATCTTCGTGCTTCTTTGATAGAAGTAAAACCAATGTCTCAAACAAAAGAGCCTAAAAGACTTGAGCCTGGAAAAAAACCCACAAGAAGATTTATCAGCGAAGTTATGACTTGGGGCGTAAATCAAGCCAAATGGAAAGCGGCAACAAATTATTGCCAAGATAGAAAGTGGGATTTTAAAATACTCACAGAAAAAGATTTGACATAAATATGTATAAACAACGCTAACAGGGCATTCATGATCGTATTTAAGGAACTCATTTATCAAGGCATACAATCTGGTCAATTGCCAGCAAGAAGTGCTGAAGCTAGAAATTGGTATCGTGACGCGGCACGCCAGTTTCAAGGAATGTCTTCTATACAACCTAGCCGTGTAGTTCGTCAGTTTGAAAAGAAACGTCAAGTGGGAGACATTGAGCCTGGCATGATGTATCTGTTTCGCTATGATCCTAAGGGTAAAAAAACATTACCTTACTATGATACTTTTCCATTAATTTTTCCAGTAGAAAAATATTCTGACGGATTTTTAGGAATAAACTTTCATTATTTACCACCAACTCTTCGTGCTAAATTAATGGATGCAATTTATAGTACAGTAACAAACAAAAAATATGATCAAACAACTAAAGTTCGTTTATCATATTCTATTCTAAAAGGTGCAGCTAAATATAAAGCATTTAGTCCAACCGTAAAACACTATTTGTACGATCATGTACGTTCACCATTTTTGGAGATTACCGCAGTTGAGTGGGATATTGCATTATTTCTGCCTTTTGAAAGATTCCAGAAAGCTACTAAAGAAACTGTTTGGACCGACAGTAGGAGCAAGATTTAATGTTTAGTATATCAAGTTTTAAAGCAAATTACAGACCAGTTAGACCAAATCAATTTTTTGCTGAAATTTTTCTACCACCAACAATACAGAATTTGATCAATGGTCGTTCAACAACTAGCGGTGGAGCTACTTTATATGGTTCGGCCAGAAATGGTAGTGGTGTAGCAGATTGGTTTAGATCGTCTAGTTTTCAAAACGGTGACTTAAACAGCACTTTTCGTTTTCGTTGTGAGGCTGCTGAACTTCCAGGAAAAACAATTGCTACCACCGATGATACAACAACCGGATCAACATTAAAATATGCGTATGATATGACATATAACGACATTAACTTGGTTGTTATGGCTTCAGATGATATGCGTGAAAGAGCGTTTTTTGAAATTTGGATGGACAACATTGTTTATACTCCCCATCCAAATGCATCATCATCAGAAGTTTCTGGTGGCTTGATTAGATATTATGATGAATATGCTTTTGGGGGTAAGGTGAGTGTGACTCAAGTTAATGACAATAGAATTCAACTTGTGAAATATGATATGCACAATGCGTTTCCTATTGCATTAAGCCCAATGACTGCTAGTTGGGAAGAAAATGACACTTATCAAAGATTTACTGTAACTATGTCTTATAGATATCACACCGTTGATTTCTTTAAGAAACAACTTTCTGCAATTATATAAGGAGAATTATTATGGCTTTACCAAAAATTAAATCGCCAATCTTTGAATTGACACTTCCATCTAATGGTGTGCAAATTAAATACCGTCCGTTTCTAGTTAAGGAACAGAAAATTCTTTTGATGGCTCTAGAGAGCCAAGAGCAGGGTGAAATGTTCCGTGCTATTAAACAGATTATTGGCAACTGCGCAATCGATGAGATTGATGTAGACCAACTACCTATGTTTGATTTGGAATACTTCTTCCTTCGTTTGAGAGCAAAGTCTATCGGCGAAACTGTTGATTTGAGACTTGGCCATGCGAACAAAACAAATAGCAAAGGCAAAGCATGTGAACACTTACACGATTTCAAACTCAATCTAATGGAAGTTGAGGTTGAAAAGCCTGAGGGACACAATTCAAAAATTCAGCTTGACGTTGAAAACAATATCGGCATTTGTTTGAAGTATCCGACCATTGCACTAGCAGACAAAATGCAATCTGCGCAGAGTCAGTCTCAGATTGAATCAATTGTTTCTGTTGTTTGTGAAAGTGTAGATTACATTTACGATGCAGAGAATGTATATCCTTCATCGGAAACAACACCTGAAGAGATTGCCGCATTTGTTAATGATTTGTCTCAAGAGCAATTTGCCAAGATCACTCAATTTTTTAGCACAATGCCAAAATTGAAGCATACTGTTAAGTGGACATGCCCTGCTTGCGGATGTGAAGACAGTGCTGAACTAGAAGGCATGGCGAGTTTTTTCGGTTAAGTCTCTCTCACGAAAACTTAGTCAATTATTATAAAACAAATTTTGCATTAGTACAGCATCATAAATATAGTTTGACTGAGTTGGAAGAAATGATGCCCTTTGAGAGGGACATTTATGTGACACTACTAACACAATGGATAAAGGATGAAAATCAGAGACAAAAAGAAGAAGCCGCTCAAATGAAGGCAAGGTCTAGACCAGGACGCAAATAAAAAGAAGAACACTTATGGCAGACAACAATTTAGTAGGTAAGTTGGGTTCACAAATAAAAAGTCAGATTTCCGGATTTGCATCTGGAATGAAAGGTGCTTTTGTTTCCTCAAATCCTGCTTTACTAGCGCCTGCCATTGGAGGAATTGAAAAAGCTCTAAAAAATCAAACATCCGCTCTTCGTAGAGAACAAGAACAGAGGAGGGCAGAAAAAGGTTTTGCCGAAGAAAATGCAAATGAACAGCGCAAGTTGTTCAGTGACATTCTAGGACAGCAAAAAGAGTCCAACAATTATCTAGAGAAGATTCTAAAGGCACTTCTAGGAAAAGATAAAGAAGAAGGTGCTTTGTGGAAAAATTTACTTGCACCACTCTTAGCGTTGGGAAAATATCTTAAAGATGGTTTTGGTAAATTACTAAAAGCACTGAACGGATTATTTGATTTGTTAAAAGCCTTTAAGTTGGGTGACTTACTCAAAGGATTGCAACTAAGATTATCAGGACTTCTTGATGATATTATAAAATTCTTCAAAGGCATACCAGGAAAACTCGGTTTGTTCCTTGATGATATTATAAAATTCTTCAAAGGCATACCAGGAAAACTCGGTTTGTTCCTTGATGACATTATAAAATTCTTTAAATCTATACCAGGTAAATTGGGTTCATTCGTTGATGACATTATAAAATTCTTCAAAGACATACCAGGTAAATTGGGTTCATTCGTTGATGACATTATAAAATTCTTCAAAGACATACCAGGTAAATTGGGTTCATTCGTTGATGACATTATAAAATTCTTCAAAGACATACCAGGAAAATTAGGTGGTTGGCTAGATGAAGTTGCTAGATTACTTTCTGCATTTCCTGCAAAATTGTCTGGATGGATAGGAGACTTATTTAAGACTCTTGGCGCTTTGTTACCTGAAACTTCAAATGCGTTAAGAAAATTATTTTCTGATCTTGCAGACATTCTTAAACTTGAAAATCTAAAATTATTATTTGACAACGCAATTAAAGATCTAGGCAACGCATTTACAGACTTTATTAAGTTAATTAAAGAAAGCGATCTATTCAAAGCATTTGGTTCTTTGATAGATGACTTGAAAGCAATTCCTGTTGAAATTGCCACTAAGATTAGAGGCGCAATTAAAGCAATTCAAGAAAGTGACATTGTAAAATACATCGATCAATTATTTGACACGATGAAGTTGACATTCTCCCGTGTTCCTGGTGCAGTTGTTTCATCTATTGGTGCTTTGGCTGAAGCAATTAAAGGCTCAGACTTTATTAAAAGCATTTCTCAACTTGGTGATGTAGTAGAAGGTAAATTTACTTCTTTGGGACAAGCTCTCGATGCACGATTCACTGCTATCTCTGATGCAATTAAAGCAAGTCCTATTACAAAGGCTGCCGGAACTATTGCAGACGATTTGGCTGAAATTGGTCGTGCATTTGTAGCAGACATTAGAGCAAAAGTTCCTACACCTTCAGCACCAGATGCGCCCGGCGCTGGAGCAACTCCAGCTGGAGCAACTCCAGAAAAACCAGGTTTCTTGATGAGTGCCGAGGATAAGATACGAGCAAGACCTCAGTATGTTCCTCCTGAAGTTCCTGGTGCAGGTGTGCTTGATGAGACAGGAACACTAGCAAAGATCAAGAATCTCATTCCAAAAGGAATGATGAATTTCATTGATGAGATGGGTGAGGCCATGGCCAAAGTCTTCCTATTTGTCAAAAACGTTGGTGTGTCAATTGGCGAAGGTGCAAAAGGTTTAGGAAGATTTTTATCTGCAATCACTGATCTAGATGTTATGTTGAAGATGATTGGTAAGTTTATGAAAGCATTACCAGTTATCGGTTGGATATTTACAACCATTGACGGTCTTCAGGCCGCATTTGATACAAGTACTATTGCGCAAACACTAGGCAAACAGGTTGAAGATGTTACTTTTGGTGATAGAATCAAAGCCTTTATTGGAGGATTCTTTGGCAGCTTCGGTGCTATTGTGGACTTCGTTGCGGGCCTGATGGGAGAAGAAACTACCGTTCAGAAAGACATGACGGCCGCAATCACTAAGTTAACTGACGAGATTGCTACTCAAATGATGGACTTGTTTAGGTTCTTTGGTGGTCTGTTAACTTCAGAACCAATGATGGCGATTTACAAGTTCGTGGGAAGTTTTGCAAAAATCGCATTTGAAACAATTGGTGGAAGTCTGAAATCCGTCATTGAGTTGATGGTTGGTATTTTGACATTCAACCCAAACAAAATGATGGGTGGTATAAAAGGCTTGTACGATTCCTTTATGCGAGGGTTTACTCAAACCTTTGCGCTAATCGGAAACTTGCTAAAAGCGCCTATATCAAGACTTATTAATATTGTAATTTCTTCTTTTGAAACTTCCATTAACTTCTTTGTTGATGGAATGAATGTACTCATTGGTAAACTGAAAAACTTTACAGTCTTCGGTCAGCGAATTGGTAAAGTGTTTGATGATGTTACTGGTTTTGAAAGAATTACATTTAGTAAAATGGATGAAGGAACTCCAACTTCTACTGCGCCGCCAACTGCCGCACCTCCGCCGCCGGCTCCGCCGACGGCACCGTCTACATCCTCATCATCTCGTCCAGTTGCGCCTGTTAATACTAGACCTAATGCACCACGATCAATGAGTCCAGTGGCAGGTTCTAGTGTGCCAGGTGAAGCTGTTGCAGGCGATCCACTTTCAGTTAGAAATTTCAATCCCGGAAACATAAGATACGATTCAAGATTCACCGGTCCTGGAGGTGTTCTAGAAGGCGCAGTACCTGGAGAAAGAGGCTTTGCTAGATTTTCGACTCCAGAAGCGGGCATGGAAGCAATGTATCGCCAATTATACTTAGACACTCAGACAAGAGGAATGACTCTAGGTAGATTCGTAAGCAAGTATGCTCCAGAGTCGGAGAACAATACTAAAGGTTATATTTCTTTCATCGGTTCAAGAACCGGTCTTCGTCCTGACGATAAAATTCCTTTAGAACTACTGCCAGAAGTAATGAAGGCAATGGTTCAAATGGAAGGCGGCAAGGCTGCATCACAGTTCTATTATGATGGTGGTGCTCGTCAAGGTGGACAGGGTAATCCAGGAAGAGCAAGATCATTCTTCATGGGCACTGGCGGTGGCGGACCTAATGAAGA